CACGACGGCGAGCAGATACCCGTCGCCGAAGTCCTCGCGGATCTTGTTGCAGCGATCGAGTTGGCGTCGAAAGAGAATCTCGAGCGCCTTGCCCGAGACGTCGCTCGCGAGTTTCGCGTTCTCGACGTCCACGTCGACGACGGCGAGCGACTCGTGGACTTTCGCCTTGAGGTCGCGCGCGTGGTCGTCGAGCGCCTTGAGCGCGTCGCCGGGGAGCGTGAGCAGCCCCACTTTCGCGTTCGGGTTGTCATACGACCAGACGACGCCCGCACCTTTGCGCTTCGCCTTGCGGCGCGGCGCGGTGGTCGAGAAGTATCCCTTCTCGGTCGTAACGCTGGCGGTCTGGCCCGACGGCCCGCGGTCCGCGGCGTCGACACCGACCTCGTAGATTTGCGGGTCGCCCGAGTAGATGGCCGCGCGGTGGCGTTGCGACAGCGCGAAGTTCAACGCGTCGATTTCGTCGAGCAGTCCCTTGTGAATCGGGTGCCCGTCGAACGAGTGTGCGCACGACGTCGGCTTGAGCAGCGCGTACCACACGACCGGGCAGAACCCGAGGCCGTGTTCAACGCGCGACGCTTCGGCGCCGACAACGCCCGCGAGTGCGAGCTTGGCGTCAATCGGCTCGTGCACCACGTCGGCCGTCGCGTCGATCACGCGGCGGTACACCTTGCAGCACTCGACGTACGCTTTCTTCGTCGCGTCGTATTCGGTCGCAAGGTACGGGTACGTGACGACGAGGCGAACGACGTGGCCACGCGGGTCGAACGTCGGCTCGCACCATTGGGCTTTGACGTTCTCGACGTGCAGCCGGCCGAACCGAACCGAGCACACCGACGCGACCGAGCCGACGGCTTGGGCGGTGTCGAGCGCGTCGCGGGTGACGCTCTTGAGTTTCGCCTGCTCGACGACGCGGGCGACGATCTTCTCAAGCGCGGCGGCGTCGTCTTCGCTGAGGCCTTCGTCGTCACGCGGCGCGACGATCGTGGGCCAGCGACCTTCGCCCAAGACGAAGTCACTGTTGCTGCGAATCGCGTTGGCGACGACGGGGTAAACAATGTTCGGCGCCCGCTCGAGAAGCGGCGGCGCCCCCTCGGCTTGCGACAGGAATGGCGCGCGCCCGTCGTACTGCGTGCCCTCGACGTACCGCTCGTACTTGTCGAGGTCGCAGTAACGCGGCGACATGAGCCGGCGCGCGAGTTCGTGGGGCGAAGCGGTCAAGGGATTCGATTAGGGCGTAAGGTTTCGGAGTCGTTCAAGTTCGCGTTGGTCGCGCTCGAGCCGAAAGCGCCACTCGCGGCAGCGGCTTTCGTAGGCGTCTACAGCGAACCCGTGCAGTCGCTCCATGCTCAGCGCGCTATCGACCGCCTCTTGCGAGGCTTCCCATTGGCGTATGAATTCGGGTTCGACGTGCATGCTCATCCCCACGCGTAGTCAGAGTCGGCGGTATCGGTTCGCTCGCGCGACGGGCCGCCGAAGTGCGAGAGAGTCAGGTAGCGAAGCGCGTCGATGCAGTTGTGCACCAACACCCCGTTGGCAAAGAACTCGTGGTGCTCCTCAACTCCGAGGCAGTACACTAGCTCTTCGTGTTCGAGAGATTCGACGCCCAGCACACTCACGTGAGCACGTGCGCTTTGCGCTGTATCGATTGACTCGAAACGCAGCGCTGCACTCGGAGCACGCGCGATCAACGTCGTCGACGCCGGAGCGCCGACGCCATGTCGACTTGCAATTGTTAGAGCAGAACCGATCGGACTCGCGGCGACCCAAACTTCCGAACTCAACGCCGCACTGGTCGCATTTCCGAGCGAGCGGCTGACGGGTTTCCCACAACCGCTTCGCGTGCTCAGCGTGCCACGCTCGACCCTCTGGCGTTCCGTGCCACTCGGCCGCGAGCGGTCGAATCGACGCGAACCACTCACGCGCTCGGGCAGATCGCTCTGGCGACATGTGCTCTCGCGCGTGCTCGGAAGACGAGACGCATTCGAGGTTGCCGATGTCGTTGTTGAGTGGGTTGCCGTCCCTGTGATGGACGTGGTGGCCGTCAGGTATGGGTCCGTTATGGCGCTCCCACACCGCCTGGTGCAGTCGGTGGCCGCGTTGTGACGTGTAATACACACGCAACTCGCGGCGCTTTGAGTTGGGGTATCGCCTGTACGGCACGCCGTTGAAGACGACGCGATCGGTGTCTGAGTGCAGGTCTTTTCGCACTCAAGAAGAGTAAGGCCGTATCGCAGTTCGTCCAGTCGAACCCAGCCTTTTTCTATCGTAAAAATGCGGTGATCCGCGGTCGCTTCGAGCGTGCGGCCATCTGATAGGGTGAGGCGAAAGACGGGCGCCACGCGCGTCGCGCCCGCGACCACCACTCGGCGGAACCCAGCGCGCGTAAGCGCGAGGTCACCCGCACGCACCGACTCGATCGGCACGTCGCCTCGCGCGGTGCGCACTTGCGTGCCTGCCACGAAACAGTGGTTGTTGCGATCCTCGATCGCCTCGGTCACGCGGTCGGGATTGCGCGGGTCGCGTTTGCGACGATATAGGCCGAGCTCGCGAATCAGATTGTGACAGCGCGGCGAGACGTAAAGCCTTGCGTGCTCGCGCCCCTCGCGATCGCGACGTCGAAACATGCGGTCGGCGATAGCGGCCACGCCGTCCTCAATCGCATTGTTTGCTTTCACGATGCGCGCGCCAAGCCGCTTGTATTCCTCGATCGTGTCGGGCCTGGACGGGTCGGCGTACCAGCGAGCGCCGGGGTATCGCTCGAGCAGCTTGCCCGCGTGCGCCTTCAGCTCGGTGAGCGTCTTGTGTGACTCGTAGTACTCGTCGAGCACCCAAAGCGCCGCGTCGCGGCCGTGGCCCGACACGCCGACAGGGAGAAACACGGCGGGATCCTCAAAGCCGTGATCGACGCCGACGAGATACTCACTGAATGCGACGTCGGGCGACGGCTCGCGCACGTGGTAGTGCTCGTCGAACACGTCGCCGAACACGAGGCCTTCGCCCGCGTCGAACGAGCACAACCACTCGCGCTCGAATACGGCGGGCGGGGTTTCCGCCTTGGCTCGCGCGACCGCCGCAGGGCTTACCGTCTCGGGCGCGTCGTAGGCCGTAGCGTGCACGCTGACGTGGTCCGCGAGCCGTTCGGCTGCGCCGTCGGTGCCGCGCCTGTACGTGCGCCAAAGCAGCCCGTAGCGGCCGCGCCGTGGCGTGCCGCCGAGAATGCGAATGTTTCGCGACCACGGTTCCGAGAACCAGGGTTGCACGACCGAGTCGTAAACGCCGCACTCCACGTCGTCGGCCTCGTCGACCACGACGCCGTCGCAGCGAAAGCCGCGCGCGGCGTGCGCGTTCTCAGCGCCGAGAAACTGAAGCCAGCCCCCGTTCGCGAACTCAACGCGCCAGATGGTGCGGTTGATGCGCGCGCCCAAGAACGACCACTCGCCGCGCAGCTCGGTTTCGAGTGCGCGCGCGTGAACGTCGACGGCTTGCTTGAACGTCGGCAGAAGGAATATCCACCGCGAGCCGTGGGCTGCGATGTCGCTGTACGCCGCGAACCGCTCAAACCACGACTTGCCGACGCCGCGACCGAACGCGAGGCACGTCGTGCTATTCGGCCTTATCGCTCGAAACGCGCGCGATTGCGGGCGGTTCAGGTTGATCGTCAGGCTTGCAGACAACGTTGATGACCGGCGCGACCGACACCGCAGCCTGCGCCTCTTCGGGCGCGACGCTCGCGAACTTGGCGTACAGCTCGAGTGCCTTGAGCGCCGACTGCATGTCAGGCAACCCGGTGACCGAACTGGTTCGCGCGCGCGCCTCGGCAGCGATCGAGAGAAAGGTGTTGGCGAGCGCGTCGCGAAGTTGCTTTCGCTCTTCGGGGTCGGTGGCGAGTAGGCGATGCGCCTCGGCGCTGTAGCCGCGAATTGCGCTCTCGGTGACGCCCCACTCGGCGGCGAGTTCGCATCGCATGCGGTAGCTATTCAGCCACTCGCCGCGGGACATGAGCTGCGCGATGTGGCGCACACGCGACTCGCGCGTGATGAAGTTTTCGTTAGACATGCAGGTCGTGCGTGCGTGAGAGCGAAACGAGCGCGCGGCACGCTAGCTAATTGTCCCCCGCAAGCTCGCCGTCTTCGTCGACGAACTCGGGCATAAACATGGTCCCGCCGTCGCTCACAATCGCACCGAGTCGCGACGCGAGACACTGCGCGCATTCGGGCTTTGCGAGCACGCCCTTGGTCGGGCGCAGCGAAAACACCGACGGTGCCGCGATGATCGACTCGCACGCGTCACACGTGACGTCAGTGACCGAGGCCGCGAACTCGACACGCGTGCGGGGTTTGCGCTTGGCGGCCATTTAGATTTCGAGGGCGCGGAGCGTTGCCCGCGGTCGTCGCAAAGGTTCGCGCTCGCATGCGAGCAGCGAGCGAAAGACTGGTACCCTCTATAAGAACCGCGACGCACGTCAATCGTCGTCACTTTGCGGCGGTTCGATACCCATTGCGGCCAACACTGTGAGGCTCCGCACGAACTGCGGGCACGTGCGCACCAACTCCGAGAGCGGCACGTAGCGCTTTTCGCCGACGGCCACGGTTTCGATTCCGAGCCGGTCGACGAGCCGGCGGGCAGTGTCGTTCGACGCGCCCATGAGGCGCGCAATCTGCGGCAGCGAGTACAGGGCTTGGGGTTTCACGACTGAAGCGCCTCGCGCGCGGCGTCGATAAACCTCTCGGTCTGCTCGCGCTTGTAGCCGCCGCGCTCCGTCTCCCAATCCTTCGAGTTGACGTACGTCAGCATGTCGGCCGCGGAGTCTTCCCAGTGGATATCGCGCTCGAGCTGGTCGACTAGCTCTTGTAGCTCTTCGTGAGTGTCGCACGCCTGCAGCGCGTCGCACCCACTACACGACCCCCAGCCGACAATGAGAAAACCAAACCTATCGCCGTCGCGGAGCATGTAGCGCGAATAGCCCTGATAGTTATCGTCGGTGACGTCAACGACAATCTCGGCGCCGAACGACTCGATGATTTCGTCGTACGACGGGCGGCCAGTGACGCGTCCCCAGCCCTGCATCTGGCACCTGGGGAACGCCTCGCGAACGTCAACCATCTCGCACCTCCGCATACGCCTCATGCGCCTTCGTCACGAGCAACTCGACGTCGCGCATGACCGCCGCAATCGCCTCAAGGTTTCGCTTCGTCGATACGCTCGCGAGCCACTCGCGCGGCGTCACGTCGTGTTTGGCTGCGCCTCGACGCGCGGCGCGCGTGTGCACAGCCACGCCCGCGAACGCGTCGAAACACTCGCGCACCTCGGCGGGGAGCCGCTCGGGCTCGTACATCGCAACGATCACCGCGTAGAGAATCGGGTCGAGCGCCATCAACGCGCGGCGAATGCGGCGGTATTTGCCTGCCATGCCGAGTCGCTTGTCGTTCTGTGCGAACGGGTCGAAGTCTTTCGTTGACCCGAACGGACTGCCGACGCGAACGGTGTCGCCCTCGGCGCGGCGCTCGGGCTTGCCGGTTTCGCCGTACATCGCGATGCGGTCAATCATGGGCCCAAAGTTCGACTTCACGCCGAGGTCGTGGTGACACGCTCCGAAATACCAATCGAGCTCGCTCTTGATCGCTGGGTCGAGCCGAATCGACGAGCGCTGTTTGAGAGCGGCGGTCACTCCTCCTCCTCGTCGTCTTCGTCTTCGTCCTCATCGTCGGGCGGGTCGACGCTCGGCGGCTCGGGGAAAAACCACCGCCGCAACGCTTCGCCCAGCAACTCGCCCGCGGCCGTCGCGATCGCGGTGCCGAGGGCAATCAGCACGGCTTTCTTGATCTGCTCTTTATCTCGGTCGCTCAACTTCGGTTCGACTCTCATGCGCGCCTCCAGTCGAGGTGAATCAGGTTCGCGAACGCGACGCCCGCGAGTACGCCCCACGCGAAATTCGACGGGTCGGTGCGGTGGGAAAGCGCGCCCGCAATCGCCCCGAGTTGCAGGCCGATCACGACGGCAATCACGGCTGCCTCTTCGTCGTGGCCTCGATGAACGCGAGCAACCGGCGCGACGGCTCGAACCATTCGCCCGCGACGTTCTCGGCGGCGAACAGGTTGTGAATCTCGAGCTCGGTCTGTGTGTTGCCGCGAATGACCCCGAGCAGCCGAATCGGCGCGGGGTTGCCGGTGCGCATCTGCGCGAGCCGGCGAATCGGATTGCGCGCGACGCCGATCTTGATCGGGCCGCCATCGACTTGCGCGAAATAAACGTACTGCGGCGCGGTGTCGGCGACGCGCGCGAGCCACGCGTCGATCGCGGCGGTGTCGGCTCGGTCTTGGGGACGAGTGGGCAATCGGTCCTTTCGGCCGAGATTGCCCGGGGTCAGACCGTAGATAGGCTCAGCGGGTTGGACAAAATATCGACGGCGCTACGCGGCCTTCGCCCTTTCCCGCGGCCTCAGCATGCCGAACTCCCAATCGACCTGATGGTGCGCTTCCCAGTGGTGCGAACGCCGCCGCTTGTACCAGTAGCGGACAACGATGATCTGGTGCCCGCCGTCGTCAATCACTGCAATGACGACGCCGTTTCTCGCGCTGATGTGAAAGCCGTGCGTGACCTTCATGCCGACGCGCGGCAGCGCGAATGGCGTCTCAGCTGGCGCGTCGCGCGAGCCGCGGCGGTCGACCCACACCGCACTCACGCCGCATCCTCGTCATCGAGCCGCGCGAGAAGTTCGTCGTTGTCGGCGATAACGCGCGAGACCGCCGCTCGTCGCGGCCCGTAGATCATCGCAATCACCTCGAGTTCCTCCTCGGTCGGCGGCGGTGGACCTTCGACGTGCTTGGGTTGCTCGACAAGCGGGGCGAGTTGTTCGCCCATCGTCTTCGGCTTGCGCGGCTCGCGCTTCGGGCGGTTGCGGGATTTGGTCACTCGGCGGGCTCCAAGGTGAGGCGCCACTTGCGAGCCGGACGAGATTTGATTGCGGCATACACCTCGGCCGACACCGAGATATCAGCGAGCGCGCCACAGCAGCCGTCGTGCGCGTCTGGGATATCGAACCGAGCCGAGTGCGTTGTAACCGGCCCACCACTACTACCGAACGCCTCACGCGACTCCGCGCCGCAGAAGGTGACTTCTAGCTTGATCACTTGCCCTCACTTTCGTTGCAGCGGTCGGCGCCGATCGCTGCGCGCGCTGCGACGCTCCCAGTTTGGGATCAAGTCGGCGAGGTCGCTTGCGCGCTCCGCCCGGAAAAAGAAGTCTTTTCCAACAACCACAATCACCTCGTCTGGGTAGTACTTGGCCATAAGCTCAAGCTTCTTGCGCCCCTTCTCGGTCATCCATCCCTTGACTTCGTGCCACTCAATGCGCCCGCCGGGGAACTCGACACGAAAATCCGGCATGTACGAACGGTACTTGCGCTTCTCTTCGTAAAACTCGAACACCGTCTGCTCGAAATTCCACGAAACAACTTCACCGCGCGCAACGAGCCAATTCAAGTAGCGCGCATAGTTCGCCTCCCACGCCGAACGAAAGAAGATGCCGCCGAGATCCGAACGTCGACCCCGTCGACACCTCGAGAAAGTCTTCTCGCCACCCATTGGTCCATTCAGCAACTGTCGGCGCGTGAGCTGGTCCGAGCGTCGCTGTGACTGCTCTGGGGAGTTGAGCTTGGAGTTCGGATCAGCCCACATGCGCCGCGACATTTCGGAGATCGCGCGCTTCAATTCGGGCTTGTGTTTCTTGCCAAGCATGCCTCGCGGGTGCGGGCGCTCCATCCACATCCTCTTCACGTGCTCGGAGTTTGCTTTGCGCCTCTCCTCTTCGGTTTCGTAAATCGGCTTCCGCGGCCCCTTGATCACGTCCTTCTTTCGACGCGAGAAGTCTCCGAGACCAAGGCGGCTGGCCTTCAAGAACACAGACGCCTTCGTTCGCCCTAATTCGCGAGCAAGAGCCTCAATATCCAATCTCTCGTTAGTCGCCGCTGCGTACGCCTCACGTAAGCGAGTTAGCTCCGCCTCGCTCCAGTCCCCGGCACTCTTGCTGTTGAGGCCAAGCGTCCAACATCGCGATCGAACCATACCCTCGGTTCGACCAAGCGCCTTCGCGATCTGCTCGCGCGTGTGGGTTCGATACAAGTCCCGAAGCCTCGCGTCTTCGTGATCAGCCCATCGCCTTGCCGCCATCACAACCCCCTCACGCGAGCGTCGGTCACCGCGCTGACGGCCTCCTCAACCGAGCGCACTACGCGCGCGATCGCGCCAAAGCGCTGCACTTCTTCAACGAACTCCACCTGCTCGTCAGAGGCTTTGCCCACGCGCGTCTTCACTTCAAGAAACACCGCGCGGCCGTGGGGCGGCACAACGCAAAGCAGGTCGGCAGAGCCGACACCCAAACCAGTTCGCTTGAACCGACCGCGGTCGCTAACAACGTTCGCTCGCACCCATACGCCGGCGCGGCGAAGCGTGGCGACGATTGCGCGCTGTAAGTCTCGTTCGCTCATTACGACCCACCCTTTCGCTTACCGCCCCCGCCGTACATCGACGCCGCCGATCGCCACGCGTTGAGGTCGCTCTCGGTCGGCGCCTCGAACCGAAAGAACGGCCCGCGGAACGCGACGCGCTCGTGGCCTTTACCGCCGCCGCGCGACTTCGCGACGATCAGCTCGGCGTACTCCTCCCACGCTTTCGCTTCGGCGCTCTCGACCTCCATCGTGATCGACGGCCGGTGAATCAGCGTAATCAAGTTCGAGTCGTTCTCGATCGCGCCCGACTCTTTCAAGTCAAACATCGACGGCCGACCGCCGCGCTTCGCCGCGTCGCGATTGAACTGCGAGATCAGAACGACGTGCACCCGCTCGTCGAGTGCGAGTTGCTTCATCGCGCGCGTGAACGCGCCGATCGCCAAGTCCTGCCGGTCGGCGTCGCCGAGCTGCATGATTTGCAGGTAGTCGATCACGACGAGACGGACCTTGATGGGCAGTCGGTTCGGGTCGGCGTGCTTGTCGAATTGCCGCTGTGCGCGCGCGATACACGACCGCACGTCAGCGACGCTCGCCGCCGAGTCGAAGATCGCGATCGGCGTCGCCTCGAGTCGCCTCACGGCTTGGTTGAGCGGGTCGTTTTTCGACTCGGGGTAGGTGCAGAATCGAAGCTGCTCATCCGAGATGCCTGCGAGCTGGCAGAGCGCGCGGTCGGCGAGTTCCTCTTTCGGCATCTCGGCCGAGACGTACACGACCCCGACGCGTTCGCCGTTGTATTCCTGGCCCGCGAGGTTTACCGCGCACTGCAAAGCGAAGGCGCTCTTGCCACCGCCCGTGTACGCCGCCATCGTATGTAAATGGCCAAGTTTCCAGCCGCCGGTGAGTTGGTCGTACCGAGCAAACCCCGTCAGCATTCCCGCCGCCGACCGCCGGCCGTGCCAACCGTCGACGATCTCGCCCATGCGGCGCGTGAGCACGTCGGGCATGAGCTCAAGCCGCGCGTCTTCGGGTCGCTCGGCGGCTTTCGAGATCGCGTCGACGGCGAAGTTCACGAAATCGGCCGGCTCGCCCGCGAACGCGTAGCCTTCGCCGTGAACCAACGCCGCCGCGTCGGTGACCCGTCGCTGCAGCGCGAGCCCAGCAACGATCTTGGCGTAGGTTTCGACGGATAGGACCGACGGTGCGGTGAGAACGAGCGTCGAGAGCGCGTTCATGCCGCCGACGGCCTGCAGCTTGTCGCGCGCGTTGAGCCACGCGCCGACGGTCTGGATGTCGACGGGCTGGCCGGCTGCGCGTACGGCGACGGCGGCCTCGAGAATCGTCCGGCACGAGGTCACGTAGAACGCCTCGGGCGGCGCGATGCGCACGACGTCGTCGAGGTACTTGGACTGCTCGAGAACGATCGCGACGAGTTCACGCTCGAGGTCTTCGTTGTGTTTCGGGACGCGGCCCGCGACGTCGAGAGCCCGCGTGACCACGCGTTCGAGTTTGGGCATTAGGCCACCTCGTCGTCTTTCTCGGCGAGCAGGTCGACGGCGAAGCCATACGTGCGCTCTCGGCGGCGCTCTTCGTCGCGCTCGGCGAAGGTTTGCGCGGCCGGTCGGCCGCCTGCGGGCGAAGTGAACTTAGGGGAGACCGATTCGTCGCCGCGAAACCTCGCCATCGCACCCTTGTGGAGCAGCTTCTTGTAGGTGCCGAGCACGAACTTTGCGCGGCTATGCTCCGCAACGCCCTGCGACGTCGCGGCGCACTGCACGCGAAGCACTGAGACCGCGGCCCGCGCAACCTCGGCGGGCGACGCGCCGTCAGGACTCGCTTTGCCCGCGGTCTGCGCGAAGCACTCGGCAGCGAGCGTGTAGGGGTCAGCGCCGACCACCCTAAGCTCGTCGGAGTCCAAGAGCTCGTTGGCGATGAGCATCACGTTGCGGTCGAGCAACTCAACTCTCGCTTGAGAGTCAGCCCACTCGCGCGCACGCGAGTTACTACTACTACCTAATAGGACTTGGGTTGCGTGTTCGTTCAACGACTCGTTGAGCTGCCCGTTGATCGCTGCCGTCAACAGCTCGTTCAACGGCTCGTTCGATTGTCGTTCAGCCGGCGTTTGCGTGTCGTTGCTTGGCTCGCTCCGATGTCGCTCGAGTTTCGGTGCGGACTCGTTGGTCTCTCGCCGAAGCGCAGCGCGCTCCTTTCGCACTTCTGCGCTTCGTTTTCCGGCCGCAACGCGTTGCGCGCGCGCGTTTGACTGGTACGCCTCGGTCTCTTCGGCGCTCGGATTCCAGTGCAGGAAGTCGTGCAGCCGATAGCCGCCCTCGGCGGCGTCGAGAAACCCAACACGCACGAGCGTGGCGGTCACCTTGTCGGCGCCGCAGAATTGGCGAACGACGTTTTCGGGCGCGAACCCGTTCGTCTTGTACTTGCGACACCACGAGATAAGACGAGCGAACGCGCCAACGGCCTCGTTGCCCGCTTCAACCGTCTTCGGGTGCGAGTGAAAGTCATCGTCGAGTCGGCCCCAAGCCACGGCTACACCTCCTCAGGGTCGAGGTTTTGAACGTCAGACTCGGGTGACAGAAAGCCAGGACGCGGCGGCCTGTCGCTCCACAGTTGCGGAAATGGACTCGGCGGCAACTCGTCCGCGCGTCGACTGACCCACACCTTGCGTGACCGCTTGCCGTCGTTGGTGACTTTCATCTCGGCCACCCACCCCGGCGGAAGGGGCACGCGAGGCTCGCCCGCGTTGTCGACGCGCTGGTGCTTGCGCCACCCGCGGTAGTGCGCGTAGCGCTGCCCGCGCACCTCGTAGAACTCCCAGAGCCCATCGAGTTCGGTGAAGAGGTCTTCGATCGTCTGGCCTTGCGGCAACGGGCAACCCCAGAAAGCTTTCGCGGTAAGTAGCGCGGGGTCGGCGCGTAGGTTGCCGTGGTCGTCGGCTTCGGCGATACCGACAACGAACAAGCGAAACGCGTTCGGCGACAGTCGGCCAACGCGCTCGTCGTCGTTCAGCTCGGGCTTCACAGTGCGAATGCGGCCGGCCATTACTGCCCCCACGGCTCCGGGAAAGGCAACGTCGGGTAGTTGTCGACCTTCGCCGGCAGCGCGCGACGCGTAACGATCGCGGCTTTGCCCTCGATGAGTTCGAGCAGCCACCGCATCGCTGCGTCGACGACGAATACGGGCAGCCGGCGATACGAGAGGACTTGGTACGTCTTGCGAAGGCGACCGTGCACCGCCTGAAAGCTCACGCGCGAAGCGTGCGCGGCGGCACGCATGAGTCTGCGGAATTGGTCGACGCGCCCGCCGTCGTCGCGCAGTTCGCCGCGGGGGACGCGGGCGAGTTCGTGCAGCGGGTCGGGCGAGTCGCTTGAGTTTTCGCGGCGACCGACGAAGTGATCGCGCAGCACGCGCGCGCACTCGCGCTGATAGTGTTCGAGCTTCGGGCGAATCTCGGCGCGCACGCGCGACGTCTCAATCGTCGCGAGCCACATCGGCAACGTGTCGAGGTTGATGGCGAAGAGTTCGCGGTTTTTCCCGTCTTCGGCAACTGCGGAGATGATGTCCGCAGTTGCCCACGCCTTGTCTTTGAGCCTTCGGCGCTGCCCGCTCTCGTCAACGCCAAGCGCCTCGCACACGCGCTTCACGACGACCCATAGCGCGTCGTCGCGTCGCACGAGCGCAAGCTCGTCGCCGTCGAAGCGAAACTTCTCGAGCGCGGTCATGACGCCACCTCGCGCAGCACGCGAAAGCTGCGGTGCTTGCCTGGCGTGTACGCGAGGAAGCCGAGCGCCATGAGGGCCCCAAGCTCGCGGTTGATGACCCACGAAGGCACCCCAATATTCGCCGACACTTCAGCGACTGTCGGCGCGAAGTGGTTGGTGCGAATGAATGCCGCGATGCCGGCAAGCACAGCGCGCTGGCGCTCGGTGATCTCGAGTGTCGAATTGTTGACAATAGTCGGCTGCGACTCCATGCTGGAGCCTCCTTCGCTGTTGAAGTTGATAGGTCGGTGGCGAGGAGCGTGGCGACGGGCGGCTGCAACCGCCGCGTCGCCGTCTTCGTTTTTGGACTCTGCACCTACATCGGCTCGTGGGCCCAGAAACAGACACAAGAAATTTCACGCAGCCCGTTTTCGCGTGAGTTCGCGAGAGAAATCAGACGCCGCGGTCGATTTCAGCATCGCCGCCCCCGCGCAATCACGTCGCCCGCGTCGCGACGGAGTTCGCGCAGTTCGTCGCGGAGCTTGCGTGCGTCTTCGCTCAGTCCCGCGATGACCGTCGCCGTAATCTGATTGGCGTCCTCGAGCACTTCGACGCGTGCAGCGAGCGCGCGCGCAACGCTCTCGAGCGCTTGCAGGCGCGTGACGCGAGGCTTGGCGCTCACGACGAAGCCCCCAACACGAACCCGAGTAGCAGCACGAGGCCACCGGCGACGAGTGCGAGGGTAACTTGGTGGCCCAAGTCCACTCGACACACATCGACTCTCGGCGCACGATGGCTCGCGCGCCCGTCGCCGAAGTCTCGGCCGGTCACGACGTCACCTCGCGCGCAAGGGTAGGGCGCCAGTTGGCGCGGGCGTTTGGACTCGCCTCACAGCGAACGCGTCGCCGGTACAAATCCGTCACACGTCCGCGCGCGGCGCGTTCGTTTCGCTTGGTTCCGGGGCAGGGATTCGAACCCCGATAGCGGGAATCAAAATCCAGGGGAAAAAACAGCATTATTCGTGCCTTTCCGGTGTTTCTCGCTTCTTTCGTTGTGGTCACTTGGTGTCGTTGGGGGTGGTTCCGGGTTGGTCTGGTACAATTCCGTCACGCGTCTCGGCGGCGTGCGTGCGCAGCGCGCGCTCGATGAGTTCGCGTGCGGTGTCGACCGTCTGCCGCCCGTAGGTGCGTTCGACCATCGCTGCCGTCGTGTGCCCCATCACGTGGCCCACCGTGGCCGTCGCGACACCGCTTTGCACAAGCCAGCTCGCGAACGTGCGTCGAAGGTCGTTCGGGCTCACGCGCGGAATCTTCACGCGGTCGCACGCGCGCGCGAGCGTCTGGTTCGCGTTCGAGGTGGCCCACGGAACGAACATTGCGCCCTCCGTCCCGCCGCCGTTTTTCACCGCGAACTCAAGCAGCTCGCGCGTGATCGAGATGACGGGGATTTCGCGCGCCGACTTCTCGGTCTTCGTGCCGCGAATGCGAACGACCCCGCGTTTGAAGTCGACGTCGCCTTGGCGCGCGCCGTTGACTTCCGAGAGACGGGCGCCCGTCGCGACCGCGAACGCGACCCACGCCGCGCGGTGAGGCCATCGACCAAGCGCCTCGAGTAGCAAGTCGACCTCTCGCCTTGTCATGTGCCTCGTGCGCGGCTTGTACGTGCCGGTGAATTTGCGCGGCATCACGGCTTTGGGGTCGCGGTGGTAGAGTCCGACGTGAATCGCGAGCCCGAGCACGCCGCGCAGCGTGGCTAGTTCCTTCGCGATGGTGGCGTCGCTCACTTTCAGCGAGCGGCGCACGGCGATGTACTTGTTGAGGTCCGAGACCGAGAGTTCGGCGAGCGTCAGGTCTTTGCCGAGGTGATGTGCGAGCTGTGCGGTCTTGAACGAATAGAACGAGCGCGTGGCCTCACTCAGTTTCGCCGTCTCGGCTTCGGCGAGAAAGAGCTGGATCACGTGACCGAGGGTCGCGGTTTTCGCGGCCTCAACTCTCGGATCGGCGGTAGCCCGCTCGACGCGCTCTCGCTCTTCGCCGGCGCGCCAGAGTCGCGCGGCCTCGAGGTCCTTACAGCCTGTCGAGACGCGCTCGCCGTGGAGGCGCGTCCACCAGATAGCACCGCGCTTGTAGAACCCGTCGCTCGTCCGCTTTGCCATTCGTCCCCCTCCGCCATCCAGCGCATCACTTCGCTCTCGAGCACTCGCAAACACTTGCCGACGCGGCGGTGTCGCATTCGTTTGATTTGGGCGTAGGCCGTCCACACCGACACGCCGAGCAGTTCGGCCACCTGCTCGACGCCGAGAACGCGGTCGATGGTCACGGCATCCACTCCTCAAGCGCTTTGACCATCGCGTCGCTCGACGGGTCAGGCTCCACCCCAACCAACTCACACACTCGCCGGCAGAGCCCCACGCACTCGCGCTCGTCTCGCCACGCCTCGGCAAGCGGGCGCAGCTCGCGCATCGCGGCGTCGTATTGCTGCACGTGCGCGCCGAGCGCGAGGTTCGTGGCGCGCACGGCGGCGAGTTCGACTCGCGTCGCCTCGTGAGCCTCGCGTTCGCGACGGAGCGCAGCGGTCGCCCACTCGTAGTCAGCGTGCGCCTTGATGGCTGCCTCTTGGTTGTAGCTGACAAGCGTCGCGTCGGCGTCGATCTCGCGCTGAAGCCTGTCGACCGTCGCGACGAGGCGCGCCGACTCGAATTCGCTGGCGTCGACGAGGCCGGCGTAGCGTTCGCGAATCGCGGCGAGTTCGGCGGGGGTGAAGGGGCGGGTCACGGCGCCACCTCGTCGTCGCCCTCGAGCCACGTGGTTTTACTCTCGTCGCGAAAGAGCGCTTGTTGCACGACCTCATCACCGCGCCCGCTCGCTGCGGCCTCGACGTTGAGTTTCGCTTGCCGGAAGTACGATGATTTCAGCTCGACGCCGACACCGCGACGGCCGTTGATGACGGCGCCGTACACCTCGGAGCCCACACCCATGAACGGCGTCAGCACCACGTCGCCAGGGTTCGACCACAACGTCACCGCGCGCTCGATGACATCGAGCTGAAGCGGATGCACGTGCTTCTCATCTTCGGGGTCTTTCGCGTCGCGAAACGGCAACACGCGGTCGAGGCGCACGTCATCCCAGAACGCCGACGCGTACTGACGCCAAATCCACTGCGAGTACTTGTTCTCGGTTTGCTTGCCTTTCCACCCCTTGAACGGCAGCAGGTCGGCCGGAATCGGTTTCGAGCCCGCGTACGAGAGCAGGCCTTCGGGATGCGCAATTGGCTCCTTGTTTTCGCCTTCGCGACGAAACATCAGCAGGTAGTCGGCCGCAGCCGCCGAGCATCGCGACGAGTCTTCGACGCATGTGCGGTGACGAAGCGACTTCTGCAGCGTGCGCAGATACACCACGAACGGGTCTTTCCACACCGCGTACCGGCACGCGAACTTGAACCCGTGCTTCTCGTGAAGCCGAATGATGTCGCCGGGAAAGTCGAGCATGTGATCGCGTCCGGTGTTGCCGCTCGGAACGTCCATGCAGTGCACTGCCGAGATGCGGCCCGGCTTCGTCACGCGTGCGAGTTCGGCGACGAGAAACGAGTAGTGCTCGAGAAACTCGTCGTAGCTGCGACAGTTCGACATGTCGCGCTCGTCGCTTGAATAGTGGTACAGCCCCGCGAACGGCGGCGAGTAGATCGACAGGTGCACGCTCTTCGCGGGCATGCCCTTGAGTACCTCGACGGAGTCGCCTTGATAGATGGCGTACTTGTCGGTGATGACTTGGTCGACAACCTTGATGTTTTTCATAGCCATTGCGGAGCCTCCATCTTCGCGTCGCCGATGCGCGCGGCGCGCTCGAGCGACAGTTCGTTCGACATCTGCTTCGTGAGCTCAGAGAACATCTTCTCGGCCTGCTCGGCCTTGCGTCGCAGGTTCGACAGCACGCGCTCTTCGCCGTCGCTGAGAACGTGATCGACGACGACGGGGCGCGTCTGCCCGAAGCGCCAGAATCGGCGAATCGACTGGTAGTACTGCTCGAACGAGTGACCTGCGAACGCCGTCGTATGCGCGCAGTGCTGCCAATTGAGCCCCCACGCGCCGATGATCGGTTTGGTCACGAGCACGCGGATTTGACCCGCAGCGAACGCCGCGAACTTCTCTTCTTTCGCGTCGTCCGAATCTTTGCCGCTCACCTGCACCGCGTCGCGAATCGCCTTCGTGAGCAGGTCGCCTTCGTCGTTGAGGTGACACCACGCGACGGCGGGCTCGTTCGTGTCGACGAGTTCGGCAACCCTCTCGCACCGCTCGCGAATTGTGCGACGTCGCTCTTCTCGCTCTTCGGCTAAGCCCACCGCCGGAATCGAAAACAGCAACCCCTCGCGCGGCTTGTGTGCTTTCACGATGTGCTCGCGCTCTTCGAGCGGCGGAAGTACGAAGCGCTCGTCACTGAATCCAAGGTCGCTCGGCTTGCGAAGCGCACGCGCCCACGAGCAAACCCATCGCCAGAACGGCCGTTCGGCATGGCCGCGAAACTGCCACTGCGGCGCGCCGCCGCCGCTCGAACTGTAGGCGCGACCGAGCGCGATGTTGTTGCGCGCGTTCTTGAAAAAGCGCGTAAGCATGTCAATGAACCCGAGCCCACCGAGCGCCTCGCTCGAGGTGCCGAGTTCGTAGTAGTCATTGGGCGCCGCGGTCGCGGTGCACAGCAACCGATACGGCACCGTGCGCATGAAGTCGGTGATGGCCTTGCGTGTCGCGCCGTCGAAGCTCTTGAGAATCGACGACTCGTCGCACACGACGCCGGCGAAGTCGGCGGGGTTGAAATGGTGGAGTCGCTCGTAGTTCGTGACGACGATGCCCTTCGGCTCCTTGCCGTCACTCGAACGCCTCGCTTCGATGCCGAACTTGTCGGCCTCGCGAATCATCTGCGAGGTGACAGCGAGCGGCGTAAGCAAGAGGACCGGGCGGTTCGTCTTGCGCACCACGTTCTCGGACCACACGAGTTCCATGGGGCTCTTGCCCATTCCGCAGTCGGCGAAGATTGCGGCGCGCCCTTTCTGTAGCGCCCACTCAACGAGTGCATGTTGAAAGTCGAACAGGAAGTTAGGCAGGTAGACCGGCTCGAACCCGCCGCGGGATTCGACCTGCGATTTCGCGTGAATGAAATCAACGTATTCTTCGGGCTTGGCGCGTGACATTAGGCAAACCTCCGGCTACGCACGCG